TTACAGATTCATTAATTGCATTGTAGTTAGCATCTAAGCCTTGAATAATTGCAATCTTATTTGCATCAGAAGCGCTTGTAGAAACTACAGTTAATTGGTGCGCTGCTGATAAGAATGGATAAGCTGTATTTAGCTCCCAAGGAGTAATAAAGGAAGTGCCTACAGATGGATTAAAGCCAAAGATATTAACTACTGAATGCCCTCGGATTTGCCCTCTGGCTACTTGTAGCTCAAAAGGCTCAGATTTATTCCATCGAGTAAGCGACTCATTAATCATTTTTTAATGAATATGTCCGCAATGTAAGTAATGAAGCCACCGCCTACAGAAGCTACACCCATCAGCGCCCATAGTGATCCCTTAGATCTTTCAGCCATAGCAAGGAGCTTTTTAATATCAGATTCCATTGCATCTACTTTTTTTTCCATTTGCTCAAATTGCGCAACTAGCTTGCCATATTTGTATGGATCTAAGAAATCATCAGCCATGATTATGCTTTCTTTTTTACAGTTTTCTTAGCTACTGCTTTTTTAGCAGCAGTCTTTTTTGCAGCTACTCTTTTGCGAGCAGGCTTAATTTTATCTAATTTATCTAATTTATCTAATTCTGCAAAGATGTCATTCATTCGATAGAACTTATGATAGTTAAACTTAGCCAGAACCCAATCAATGATAAACATAGTTATTCCTCATCGGCTGGTAATGGTGTGTTGCCTTCTTCAAGCCATTTTAAATAGGCTTGGTAGTCTGTGTTGTCAGGATGTAGTGGAATGTAAGCGTTGTCAAATAAACGATTTACAAAGTCAATTTTATTTGAAATTGGATTTTTAATTAATTTATACATTTTGTTTCCTATAATTCAATAGAAGCAGTCCAGCTATAGTTGTAATAGCCAGCGTTTGTTGTAGCATTTGATGTTTTATAACAAGCTGCTTCCGTTGTGTGGGATGTATAAACAATAGCAGCGGCATTAGTAAAGCCATCATCTCCGCCATCGGCATAAGTCATGGTAGGTGCTGCTCTTTTTGTAACGCTAAATTTATGGGTATGAAAATAGTTATTTCCATTAACTATATATCCACTCCACATATTACTAAAATTTCCTACTTCATAATACCTCTGGCACAAAGCCAATTCTTGCTGATACTGTCTGTATTCAAATGAAGTAGCTTGTGTGCCTACCTCTAGCTGAACTCCAGTAATGTAGAAGGTAGCACCTGTTGTGGCTACTAACGATACTGAGCCTGATGTTCTGCGGTTTGTTGAACTTCCCCAAGAACCAGCAGTTCCATCAAAACTACTGCCATACCCCAAATCCCAAATAACCTGTAAACCAGTTCCATTACCAGTATTCCAAGTTCCGCTTGTATCTCCAGCAATAGTTACTGTTTTTTGTTCCCAAGTATTTGCAGCATTTATTACATAATTTGCAACATAATATCTATTCACATCTCCGTTGTTAAAAGAAACAGAATATGTGCCTGTAACACTAGAGCGAACCCAAAATGAAAGTGTTACCGTTTTAGCATTAGCTGTTCCATAACCTAAATCAGCAACATTAAATCCTTCTATTGATTGCCAAAAGCCATTAATATCACCTGAAGCTGGAGATGCCCCTGTGCTTACTGTAAATAAAAGGCTATTTGTAAAACCAGTAGGCACAACAGTTGAGCGTTGTGCTGTTACTGTTGCGCCAGCAGTTCCTTCATATGTGGCAAACCTATCAACAGGATATAGTGTTGCTGTGGTTAAAGTAACACTAGCACCAGCGTTCCTTTGGTCAATAACCATCGCACCGTTTATGATGCGATTCCGCATAATTGCTGAAGAAGGAGTAAATACTCCACCTTGTGTATCTGTAATTTTATCTACAGTTTGCCCATTAATTGCAGGGCTAGTCAAAGTCTTATTAGTAAGAGTTTGAGTGCCAGCCAAAGTAACCAAATTAGCTAAAGTAGTAGATCCTATTGCAGAAACTAAATCTCCAGTTTGATCCAAAGTGGCAATCGAAATCCAAGCATCATTATCTTCATTGCGAATCTTTAGAATATTGTTTGCTGTGTCATACCAAAGCTGATTAGCAAAAGTAGTAGCAGGAGCAGTAGCCCCAGAGTTTGTAGTGCCAAGAGCCACCAAGGCATCATTAAGATCAGCTCTAAAAGCTGGGAAACCTTGATTGGCAATATTTAGATCATGCTGTGACATTCATTTCTCCTAGGTTACAAGCTCGCCATAGCCTTTAGCTACATAATCGAAAGTTCGACTTACCACAGTTCCGCTTGAATTCTTGAATCTAATTGTAAAGCCTGAAGCTGATTTTGTGGGTATTTCGTAGAAATCCCCTTGCTGTAAATTTTGCCCCATGATACCGATAGATGGCGATACCCTAAAGGAAGGAGTAAATACTACAGAATATCCCCCAGCTCCAGTACCGCTAACTATATCATCCCCACCGATTACTCGATCTGGCATATCCACACTAATAGTCAAAGTTTTAAGCAATGGGCTTGCTGTTTCATCTGTAGAAGTAAGCACAGCCTTAAACCTAAATCCTCTAGCTTTGTAATCTCCTACAAAGAATTTCCGATATGCCGACCAGATTGCAGGAGAGCTATTTGGATCATCATCAGTAGTAGATACCCATAACTCTACATTGGTATCATCAAAATCATCTGGATCGCCATCGAACTCGCCTACAGCCGAATCAAATAAATCTTCTCTAGAGTCAAAGGTATTTACATAATCTACCCTACCTACATCTACAATCGCTGTAATTCTGCTTGTGTAGATACTGCCTAAGTCTAGATAGTTTTCAAAAAAGTAAGTCCCCTCTGTAGAAGTAGTGCCACCGCCACCATCAAACAAGCCTTCTTCATCATCAAATAAGCCTGTGGCTGCATCAAAATCAATCGCTGTATCTAATACCAAGCCTTCATCTGTAGGATGGCACTCAATCTTCTGCCCTAGATAATCAGGCGATTCTGTAATGGTTTCTATGACATTAAGCCCAGAAATATCATTAATAATGGCTACCGATTCTGTAGCTAAGATAGAGGAGAAATCTAATTTGTCATAAGCCTTAATAAAGTAAGTCCCTGTCATAGCAGGCACTACAGCAGTATTAGCAGGGCGCGCTACCTTATCAATAATATCTATAGCATCCGAATAAGTAGCCCCAGAAGTTAGGCGAGAATGGCGGATTCGGTAATAAGCCAAATCAAGATCTGGCACAGGAGTCCAAGATAGATAAGCCTGTGTGCCAATGATATTTACCGCAAAATTACTTACATTGGCAGGCGGAAGGGTTTTACCATAGATCTGAATTGTTAGCTCTGTAGGCAGGCTGCGCTTCCCAATCGAGTTAATTGCAAATACTTTAAATGTATAAGTACCCTCTACTGCATTGCGAATATCTATCGAAGTTGCAGAAGTAACAGGCAGATTGATAAAGTTCCGATCATCTACCTTATAAGATACTTGATAGCCTGTGGCTCGATCTACTGGACTCCATGAAAGAGTAACCAATACATTAACATCTGCATTTTCTTCATATAGAGTTTCAGAAGCAGCCAAATTATTAGGTGCAGCAGGAACTAGCGATAAAGAGCTAATTACTCTAGGCGCTAGGATTAAGCCCTGCTCTACCTCTGCATACTTATCAGGATTATGCGCAAGAGCTGTAATAGATAGCCCATCTGCTTCTTCTACAATAGAAGTTACCCTAAAAGTCTGTAATGAAAGAGTAGAAGTTTGCACCATCCAGATTGCATTAGGCGCAGGAGTTTCTGTAAATGGCGAGCTAACAGTAATCGCGCTAGTAGCCACAGAGCTAATCGATCTACTTTCTAAAGTACCACTAGGCAGGATTACAGATAAAGTGCCTGTGCCAATATTAGCTATTCCGCTTACATTCTGATCCACAGTAACTACAGAAGTAGTAGCAGTAGATACCCTTCCGCCTGTCCTAGTACCAGCTCTGGCTTCATCTGCTATCTGAATGACATTGGATGGGCGGATCTGATTGCCCTCGATTCCTGTCTTAAATGTTACTAATTCAGTTTCAGATTGCTCAGTAAATAGAATCCAGCGCCCTGCTCGGTTAGCCTGCCCTCTGGAAGTGCAGCCCACCGCGATAACTTCAGTTTGCACAATGCCATATCGAGCAATACCATCTGCATCCTCGACATACTCTACCTTTTGGCGATAGAAATCTTCTGGATCATTCCAAGTTACTAGGGCTACTGTATGCCGAGCCTTAATAGCGCTGCCTTGATAAGAGAAGCTACCATCTACTACATTGGAATTAGAGAATTGATATACAGGATCGGCAGGAGCATCATAGCCAAGGGTAATAGCGCCACTAGCCCAATAAGGCATACCCCTAAAGATAGAAGCCATATTATTTATGACTGTGTAGGCTTCTTCCCTGCTTTGAAAATAAATATTGCAAGTATATCTAGGCTCTGTACCGCCAAAGCCATTAGGCACTAGCTCATCGCAATAGCGCCCAATAGCATACAAAGTCCATTTATCGACTTGTGCTTCTGGGATAAATCCGCCTAACCCATATCTGCTATTAGTTACCAGATCATAGAAACACCATGCAGGGTTATCAGTCCAAGCTACCTTAAAAGTACCATCCCATACTCCAGAATAGGCTCTAGTCTGTGGATTATAGTTTGATGGGATCTTTACCTTAAGAAGTCTTAAATCATAAGATCTCCTAGGGATCGAATCAAACTGAGAAGCATCGATTCGGACTCCTACAATAGCAGAGTTAGGATACCTAAATTTGCCATCGATAATCTCTGTGTAAGAATCCCAGAAAGTTTTATTTTGCAATGCTGAAGAAGTGCTATCTGCTGTAATCCTGCGAACTCGAATATCCCAAGGCGCATCTCCAGTTAATTCTATTCTGTGGCTTTTTTGATATTTAGAAGTAGTCTTGCCTGTGATTGTTGCGAATGGAGTGCCATAGTTACCATTTACAGCGCTAATATAAGGGCTTCCAGAAGTGATAACAATTCTCATTTCCCATAAGCCTGCTGCCTGAAAAGGCATGGTAAAGGTTTTTATAGTAGTAGTATTTTCTTGATAGCCATAATCATCCCAGTAACTATCTACTGTTTGATCTACTTTAGTAGTAATGCCAGCAGTTAGCCAAGTTGGACTAGATTGCAGCTTGTATTGAGCTACATAAACTGCGCTATTGCTTGTATCTGTTACTGCCATCTGGATTTGATACAAAGGCTGATTAGCTCTTGCTGAAGTGGTAGAAGCAATATTGACTGTATTAGAACTCCATACAGCGCCTAATATTTGCGGAACATAGCCACCGCCATTCGATTGAACATCGATAGCATATTGAACTGAAGCGCCATTAATATCGCCATTGCTTACATTTTGCTGGGTTAAAACAGGGATAGAGATAGTTACCCTTACAGCATCTATTTCTGAGTTGCTAATCTGTCTAACAATCGGAGTGGCTAATTCTACTTGTGTAGAAACTCCTATTTCATTTTCTACATTAGGAAAGCCCTGTATATAGCTTTGCCCTTGTGTGCCTGTAGTGCTAACAACTGTAGCCCCAGTAAAGTTAAATGAGTTATTAGGATTCTGTAAAGGAGTTTCATTAAAGAAAACTGATTTTAAGCCTTCAGCCAATCCTTCAATTTCGCCTTCAGATACCAGATCAAGTACAGAAGCATAAGCAATAGATCGCAAAGAATCAGGAGATTCCTGCGCAACCCTTCCGCTACCACCACCGCCACCGCCTTTACCACCGCCACCGCCACCATAGCCCCTGATTTTCTTTTTGTTCATGGCAATTCCTCTGCGACAATGCCAGCGCTAATAACTGCGCTTCCTACAATCATGCGCCCATATCCTACAGGCACAGGATAACCCTGAGCTGTGGTATTTACTGCGCCATTAAAGGCATAAGATGGCTTATTGTCTGGCTGATTATTAGAAGTATCGGCATTTAAGTTAGGCATTGGGGTTAGCATCTGGACTACCCCACCGATCACCATTGCAATACCAGCGCTCATCAAATAAGGAGAGATAGGCGCTAAGAATGGAATAAAGGAAGCTGCTATTAAGACTGCTCCGAGAATGACATTTAGTGTACCGCCCCCAGCGCCCTGCAAAATAGGTACAAATTTAATAGAGTCTTTGCCAGAAGGATTATGCAGCTCATCTACCGATTTAGCTTCTTTGCCGACTAAGACTTTATAAGCTATCCCTCTTTTCTCAGAATCTACTAAATGCTGCTTAAATTCTGGAAAGTTAGCGCATAAAGCCTTTACCGCTTCTGCTGGATTGCGAACATCAAAATCAAAGCTCTTACCGAACTTTTTTCCTAATTCACCGAGTAGCTGTATTTTTTTCATATCTTAGATATACCATTGCATTTTTAAGCCAATAACCGCCAAAAATATCTCTAGTAGATAGCCTTCCATGAACATGATGCAGGATCATATTATCGCCTAAATAAATAGCCCCATGATTCGGAACTGTAGAATTTACTGTCATTAATATGACATCGCCACAGCTCAATTCTTCTAGGGTTATTCTTTTAAATCCTGCTTTTTCAAAGTTATCTAAATAAAGATTACCCCCCATTTTCCACCATTCATCGCTTCTTTCAAAGTCTAAAAGGCTTATATTTTTCTCCTGAGCATACCAATCGCGAATAATGGCATAGCAATCTAATACTCCATGCGACCATTGCCGACCCACTAAAGGCGCAATATAACCGCTAGGCTCTATATATTCCCATTGCTCGCTAGGTATTCCACAGATAAACCAAGGCAATCCACTACCCTCACAAGCCACTAGATCAGCCTGAGAAGGCTTTGCGCTCATATTTGGATGGCTGTGTATAACTGCGACTATTTCGCCTGCTATATCGGCTTTCTCATAGTCTAGGGGATCTAAGATAAAGTTATCCGATCCTTTTGCTAGGTTTTTTGCAGGGCAATAAACTTGCTTACCATTCTTGATAATTACTAGCCCACAGGCTTCTCTAGGGCATTCTGCCTTTGCTTGCTCTACAAATTTAGCTTTTACTGTTTCTGAAAGGATCATTTTAAGAGAGAAGCTGCTGGGAAGCCCCCGAATGGCAATTCAGCAGAAGTACCAAATCGAATCTCACAGGAGCTTACTCGCTTTCCGCAAGCATCTTGAGCGAGTGTGCCTACCGCTACATCGCTAGTATTAAAGTAGTTTGTCCCTGTATATCCGCATTCTGCGCCCCTGTATTTCCAAGGGCAAATATTTTGGATAATCTGCCTTCTGGGCAATCGGACTCCCTGCACATCAAAGGAAGCAGATAGCTCAAACTCTACTACTGTTTTGCTTTCCCCAGTCTTTCGCTCGATGTAGAAAATATCATCAGGGAATTCTGCTGTAGGATCGGCATCAGGGTTTACCCCACCATCAAAATTAACCGCATCCAGATACTTCTGCATGGTGCGCTTTCTAGTTACCTTAGCGCCTAGCAGATCATCATAAGCCAAAACTAGCGCAGTAATAATGCCAGTAAGGTTAGAAACAATCATTTTAGGTCTAGGGATCTGTCCGCCTGTAGAAAACTCAAAGCCTGTTATCTGTACTGGATAGGGTAAATACTCTTGCCCTTGCCAAGTAACTGCCTGAGTAATCTCATTAGTGCCAGCATGAAAGTAGTAAACATCCCCACCAAAAGGAGCAGCATCAAGCTGAAATAGCTCGATGATCGCATTAGGGGCTAACTTTTGTAGCTCAGAAGAAATCTTTGTAGGGTAATTATCCAAGATCAAATACTTCCTCAAAACTGGCTGAGATATTGTAGCAATCGATTTCTACAATAGAAACATCCCAATCCCTGCAAATCCATTTACCAGCAGCGCCTAAAGGCGGAGTCCAGTTAAACCAGTCTGTGCCAGCTTCAGCAGTTAGAAAGGCATCAATAGCAGTAGCTTCTGTTTCAGTTCTACCATTAAAAGATAGATTCCAGATCCTAGGATTCTGATTTATGCCAAATTGCGCTCTCTGCTCATATCCATCACCGAATTTAATTGATAAAACAGCAGGCTTTTTCTTTAAAGCAGCGCCATAAGAAGGAATATAGGTAAATGTACTCATGCCAAGATACCGCCTGCTCTTTTCTGTTTAACTAATTCAGCCTTAACAACATTACCAATTAAGACTCCTAATTTATTTCCTTGATCGGCATCTACTGATCCATTTTGCATATTGACATTAACAGTAACATTGCCAACATTAGATCCGCTATTAGGAATAATCATCCCATCAGTAGAAGGCACAAAAGTTTCTGTACCGCGCTCGCCAACTAGATAAGCGCTGCCTGCATTTACTTGCCCACCGAATGCTCGCATACCGCCTGAATATGGTGTGCTGAAATCTGTTACAGGCGCAGCTCCACCAACTCTAGAGCCACCAAAGCCCCCAGTAAAGCCAGAAGTAAGAGCGCCAACAATAGGAGCGACAATGGCTTGCCTAATCATCAGCTTTGCAATATCAGAGAGAATAGAAGTAACCATAGAGCTAAATGCTTGAGCTGCTGTTTGACTACCGCTAATCATATTAAATAAGCCATCTTCCACACTTCTTAATGAGCTTGTTACTAAGCCATTAGAAAGATTTGCTAGGTTTCTGGACTCATTGCTGTATTTGGCTAAAGCTACTGCTGCGCCATATTCATAAGAGCCATTTAGGCGCTCTTGTGTTTCAAAATTCTCATTAGCTTGCGCTACTGCATTCTCATAGCCACCAGCTAAGATCGCAGCCTGCTCATTGTAATCCTTGAGCTTTAATCTGCCTTCTTCATATTGCTTAGTAATCTCTGATTGAGTATCTAAGAAAGTTTTAGTAATGGTAATAAGATCTGCCTGCTGTTTCTTCTCAGCATCAGTCATAAACATTCCAGCAATATCTAATTTAGCTTTTGCTGACATTTCAGATATAGATGCAGAAAATTTGCTATTTGCATCCTGCGCTCTGCCTAATCCTTTTGCATATTCTTTTGCTTGCCTTTCTATTTCAGCAAGATCGACAGGCAAAGGAGCTTTTTTAGTACCCTCTGGCTTAGGTACAGGCGGATTCATCAACTTATCTTTATTAAGAATAGTTTGAAGATCAATAAGAGTTTTCTTTTGTTTTTCTAAAGATTCTAGGCGCTCATCTCTAGATGCACCTAATGGAAAAGCCCAAGCATTTCTAACATTAGTAATTTCTTTTTCAATCGCCTTAAGCTGCTCATCATAATCAGTAGAGCGCAAGCCCATTGAGAGCATATCCATAAATCCTAAACCATTAGCCCTAGCTACTAAAAACTCTGTAGATAGGCGATTTAGATAGGGCATTATGTCATTAGCAATAGATTTTCCTAGCGCAGATCCTACAGTAGTTAATCTGGTTATATTGTCATTAAATATTTCTGCATTCTTAGCAGCATTAGTAGAGATAACTGCGCCAAATCTCTCTAGCTCATCTCCAGCTTCTTTAATTCCAGCAGATCCAGCATTAAGCAAAGGAATAAGATCAGCTCCAGCTCTACCAAAATATTGAACAGCTAATGCTGTTTTAGTAGCACTATCTTCATACATTGCAAACTTATCAGATATTTCAGCTAGAGCTTGACCGCTAGATTTAAGAGTGCCATCTGCATTCTTTACGGATATGCCCATTGCTGCAAAAGCATTGCGAGCTGTGCCAGTACCATTAGCAGCTTCTACCATTCCTTTGGAAAGTTTTACTAATCCTGCTTGTAATTGTCCAGAATCAACATCGGCTAACTTAGCAGCATACTGTAATTTAGAAAGCTCCTCGACTGATAAGCCAACTTTCTGAGCCATCTTGCCAGTAGCATCAGCAAGATCAATCTGAGTCTTAATAAAACCAGCAGCCGAACTAGCTCCATATAAGGCAGCAAGAGATCCTGCTGCTGTCTTAGCAAAAGAAGAAATTTGCTTGAAGTTTCTTTCAGCAGTATAAGAAGCCTTAGATAAAGCAGCAGTAAATTGTGCTGTTTCAGCAGTAAGAGAAACTACTAATGATCCTAGTGAGCCAGCCATTATTTATCTTTCCTCTTTACCCTGTGCGCAAATTGCGCTTTTATAACATCTGCTGCCTTTGCTTTTGGCGCTTCATCAACTCTGAAATATGCCAGCCATTCAGTAATTTCAGCGCTATCCATCCTTCTTAACATCTCTCCGACTGGCATACCCAACTTCAAAGCTAAATCAAAATAAAATCTTCTTTGTGGGCGGAGTTTTAGTTTTTTGTTAGATTATCTAATTCTTCTTCAGTTAATCTATTTAACTTCTGCGCTACCTTTACACATCGCTCAAGAGCATTCGCTGATTTCTGACCTAGCAAGGCAGCATCCTCATTAGAGAAGATTCTTTTACCATCTTCCCCAACAGCAGTAAAAGCAACTAACCTAGCCCGAATATTGTCTAGATTAGTGCCTTTAGTAGCTACTAGGCTTTGCTCCCAAGCATCTCGGCTTTCGCCTGTCATTAAGGAGATGTATATTTCGCCACCCCACTCAGGAACTTTTACTAACTCTTTCTTTACATCATTTGCTGCCAG